TGAATTATTAAATAAATTAAAAATTAAATCATTTAATAGGAAAACTTTTGATAATCTAAAATCAGATGAAAATGGTATTTTATTACCTTTTGCTGAAAGATTTAGCGACAAAACTTATTATGATATTGGTTTAATAGCACAAGATGTTTTGAAAATCCCTGCACTTGAATTCTTGGTTGAAAATCAAGATAGTGGAGATATTGAACCTATGACTATACCAGACTGGAATCCATTAACCGCATTATGTATTAAATCAATTCAAGAGTTAAATTTAATAATACAACAACAACAAACAGTTATAAATAATTTATTAAGCTCTACAAGTTTTAAAGATTTTAAATCAAAATAAAATATAATATAATAATATAAAGTATGACTTTAAAAAAATTAACAGATACACAAAAAAAACAATTAGAAAAACACAAAGTTCATCATAGTAAAAAACATATGGCGAGTATGAGAATGAATATGATGCGAGGTGATACTTTTAAAGAAGCGCATGATAAAGCGCAGAAATTGGTTGGAAAATAAAATAAACTTTTAATAAAAGTTTTATCAAAAAAAAATAATATAATAAACTAATTATGAATTATATTTTTTTTTATCCTTGCCGAATGTGTAAGAAAAAACAACAATATTTAATTTGTCTGGATTGTATAAAAAAAATAAGATTATAATATAATAATGACCGGAGCAGAAATAGTCGCTATAATAAGTGTTTCTATTGGAGGTGCTGTATCTTTATTAACCAGTTGTTTTCATTCACGCTGCACTAATATTAATTGTTGGGGAATTAAATGTAAAAGAAAATTAATAGAAGATGATAAAGAATTAGAAGAATTAAATAATAAATTATAATATAATATATATGAAAAAAGGAATACCAGTTAAAAGTGATAATAAAGGCAAAAAATTTAAAGTATTAACTCCAGGTGGAAAAATAATACATTTTGGTGCAACTGGATATAAAGATTTTACTCAACATAAAGATAAAAAAAGAAGAGAAAATTATTGTTCTCGTAGTGCTGGAATAAGAGATGGTAATGGTAAATTAACAAAGGATAATAAAGAAAGTGCTAATTATTATTCAAGAAAATTTTTATGGAAGTGTTAATAATTTAAATAAAAAAATAAAATATAATATATAATGGATGAATATGAATTAATAGATTATTTTGAAGAAAAAAGTAAATTAAGTAGTGAAGAATTTGTAAAACATATACCAGCTTGTAATCCTAATACCTTTGATATTCAAAAAATAAATTATTTAATAGGAAATGTTAATATATGTAATAAAGACTGGACTAATGATTTAAGAACATATTATATTAAAAATAATTTAGAATTAACTACAAAACAAAAATTAAATCTATTAGTTGATAATTATAAAAATTATTATAATTTACCAGAAGAATTTTTACATTCAATAGCAAGAGAAAAATTAGGATTACCTTTTGATTATCACGATATAGCAAAACGCAGACAAGAATGGTTGGATAAATGCAAAAAGGAACGTGATGAAGATAAACAAGAAAATAAATTTGAAAGAGAATTAGAAAAACAAAAGAAAAAAGAAAGTACTTTTAAAATTGAAAAAAAAATATTAACTTTTTAATTCAAAATATAATATTTGTATAATATATAAATATGTTAAGTAGAACTGAATTTGATAGTTTTCTAAAATTGTATGGAATACCAAGTAGTGATGATAAATATAATCAATATAAAAAATCACAAACTTCTTCATTAGTAAATCAACAATTCGCACAATTAGCAAGTCAGGTTAAACAAAAAGTAGACAAACCTACTATGCCTGATATTATAGTCGGACCTGGAACAGATGCAACAAATAAAGCTGCGAGAGATAAATATAATAAACAATTATCACAATATAATAATCAAGAGAGAATTATTCAAAGTCTTTTAAAAGCATCTGCTGATAGAGTTAAATATTTTGACGAAAAAGAAAAAATAGCAAAATCTCTACAACCAAAAACAAATAGAACTAAAACAACAATACCATATGAAAGTCCAGAAGATATAAAAAAATTAAAAAGTGATTTAAGTTCTCTCCCTAAAAGTTTTAGTGTTTCTACATCAGCACAAGATAAAGCTTATCACGATAGATTAGATAATGCTTATCAAAAATATAAAAATACACATCATCCAGTATATGATACACCAGTTAAAAGAATACCAAAACCAAATCAAATACCAAATACAAACCAACATATTAATCATGATATAATGAGTTTTCAAGAATATAAAAATTTTCGTTTTAATCAAGGTTTCGGTGTAGGACAAGTAGAATATAAAAGGTATATGTCGCAATTTAATTTAAATGATCCTACACCACATTTACATTCACAAATTAGTGCTGAAAACAATAAACAAGGTGCTTCAAGTTTAGCAAAAGGTCAAAGTAATAAAGATTATAGCAAACAACATTCAAAAAATATTATTCAACATTTACAAAATACAAAAACAGTTGCACCAGGAACAATTGATAAAGTTAATCCTCCAGTAGCTATTAAATTACATAATTTTACTAATCCTACACCAGCAGCACACGAACATCACGTTGACGCACATTCAATTAATAAACAAGCTGGAACTGAAGTAGGTAATCCAGTATATGCTAATAGCAAACCTAAAGTTGTTTCAGGACCAAGAGAAGATAATCATTTAAATCCTACACCTCAACCTGTAGCACAAAGGCAACAAGTTGCCAGTGGCAGTTCCACTGCCTTAGCTCCAGCAGGACAGATACAAGGTGAAACTTTCGCTCAATTTAGAGCAAGAACAAGACCTAATACAACACCAGCACCTCCACCACAAGACCAGGATGCTGGAGATATGATACTTTAAAAAAAAAAAAAATTTTTTATATTAAATATTTAAAAATGTAAAAATATATCTTAATTCTAACTTTCTAACTTTTTATAATCTGTTTGTTGTGTATCAAATGAATGTGTCATATCATTAGAAATCTTTTTCAATTTACCAGTAGAAAGTTTATTAAAATCTAAATTAGATATATATATACTTCTTAACATAGAAGAAGATACTTTTTTATTTAGATATGAATTGAATAAATTTTGTAAATATTTTGTTAAATTATTTTTACTCATGGACGTTAATTCTTTTTTAATACCAGGATTTTCAAGAAAGTGTGCTACACCGTCCTCCATTCTAAATTGATATAAATCTGTTAATAATCTATTTAATACACTCCTTTTAGGAATTGTATATTTTTTTTTACCATAATGTCTTTGAGTTTTATAATCATTTAATACAAAATATTTTTTTGTATGATCTTCTTCATCTATATATAAATAATTACCAGCAGTATCATCCTCCATACTAATATACATACCAGCATAATCATTTCTTAAAGGTCTAATTATTTTACCTTTATAAAGTATAACTAATATTAATTTTTGTAAAGTATCTTTATTTTTATTTTGTTTATATTCTTTTTTTAATTTTTTTTCTATTTTATCAAGTTCTTCTGGACTAAGCCAATTTTCTTCTTCTTTAACAGACTTTTCATTTGATAAAGTATTTTTTTTAATTTTATCTTTTATAATACCAAAAAATTCATAAAGTAATGCTAAAGCATCTTCTTTTAAAAGTTTTTCTAATACAGGACTTTGTTTAATAAAATTTAATGCAGATAAATAATTTTTAATTGTATTATTTTCATATACAGCTTTTTTATCTACTTTTTTTGTTAATTTATCTTTTAAATCACTGAAATTATTAATAAGAGATGCTATATTATTTATTGTGTAATCATTCTTATCTAAATCTGTTAAAGTATTATTACCTATACTCTTGTGAGGAGTTTTTTGAATTTCTAATAATTTCTTTAAAGATTGTTTATATAGTTTATACGAGGATGGTTTAACTTTATCCTTTTGATAATCCATTACATTATCTAATTCTGTATCCATTTATATATTAACTTGTTATTATCACTTTAAATATTTTATTTTCATAATATAGTTTTATATTGTATTATTATTTAAAGATAAATTAATTATGAATATATATATGGAATTTTTAGCACCGATAAATGAAAATACAGAAAATAATATTGTTTATCCAGCAAGTATAGATACAGGGGGAGAAGGAGGTTATTACAGAAGGTTATTTTATAAAAATATGAAAGCGATTTATGGATATGAAAAAAAAGATATGAAGGATTTTATTTGTATTGGAAGTAGTGAAACACATACAGATATACCTTGTGTATTAGAACATATAGAACTACCACCATATACTCTTAACTGTATTTGCACCCATGATATAATTGAGAACTGTTATATATATAACCTTAAAGATAATAATGTAATAGCAATAGGAAATGAATGTGTAAAAAAATTTTTACCAGAAGGTCATGGAAAAGTAAAGAGGTGTGGTCGTTGTCTTAAACAAAATAGAAAAAGGACAAGTAAATTTTGTGATGATTGTTTAAGAATAATAGAACAAGAAGAATTAGATAGAAAATATGCTAAAAAAATATTAGAAAATCAAAAAAGATTAAAAGCAAGAGCAAATGGAACATATAAAATATATTGTTTAGATTGTAATATAGAAAATCGTGGGTATCCAAGATGTTATATATGTCAGCAAAATTTTATAAAAAGTTAAAAAAAAAGTGCTTTTTACTTTTTTAAAATATTTTAATTATAAATTTTTTTTTTTTTTTAAATTCTAATTCTATTAATATTATTAAAAAATTCTGGTATAGTTCTTAATCTATTAAGAAAATAATTATCTAATTGATTTTGTGTAAAAGTATTATTTAAATTACTTTGAATATAAGAAACTAATAATTGTCTATTAGGAAATTCATATTTATTATCACCACATTTTAAAAAGTATTTATATTTTTTAGACATACTTATATATATATACTTTTATTATTTTAAATATGTTATGTATATGTGATATTATTTATACTATCTGTGTAGTATATAATTTAAACAGTTTGAATATTATTATAAAAAATATGTATATAATATAAACAATCTAAAAATAAATTATGAATATAATAAAATGGAAAGTACATCCTTAATTGAATTTTTAGATGCTAATGAAATTAAATGGTGTCCTATAAATGTTGAAATAACAGATGGAAAAAAACAAATTAAGGATGCTAAATGGATTAATCAACCAGATATTTTTAGTTGGTGGGAAGCACAAGAAGACGAAATACATAATAGAATAGCATTATCTGTTTATGATGATACTTTATATAATTATATAAATATTGATACAAGAAATTTAATACATTTTGATATTGATATAAAAGACGATGAAGAATTTAATAAATTAACACAATTAGAAAAAATATTATTTAATAATTTAATTACTAATTATCCCTGTTATAAATCCTTAACAAAAAAATATGGATACCATATATTTATATGTGATATTACAAATCAAGATTTAAATGCAAAAAAAATACAATATTTTATTAATACTTTTGAAAAATTAGATTGTATTAGTGATTTAAATGCTTATAAACAAAAATTAAATAATGAAACACAAGAATGTAAATATTTTAAAAATCATGCGACTTTTATTGAAATATTAAAAGGTAGAAATTCTTGGGCTTCTATTGATGCTGAAATTATTAATCCAGAGAAAATTAAAGATAAAAAGTTTCATTATAATGGTTTTAAACAATTACAAGAAGTATTAAAAGAAGATTATTTTAAAGCTCCTAAAAAAACAAAAACTTCTAATAAAGATAAGAAAAAGAAAAGTAGTAAAGTAAATAAACAAATTGATAAATTAACAAATAAAATAAATGAAAATAGTAATGTAGAAGAAATTAAAGAACATTTAGATAATATAGATTATAAATATTTAAATGATCTTAATAACTTCTATAAAATATTAGGAGCAGTATTATGTTTAAAAAAGGATGAAATATTACATCATTTAAAAGTAAAAGCAAGTAAATCAACAGAAGCAAAAATAGATTTTGAGAGTTGGTTTAATAAAGAAGTTAATAAATATAAAAGTAATAAAAAGTTCGCTAAAGGTATTATTTTTAATTATTCAAAACAAAGTAATGTAGAAAAATTTTTTACTATAAAACAAAAATATGATAGTAATTTTTGTAATAACTATACACCATATGGTTTAGCAAAATTTTTTATAGATATAAATAATGATAATTTATTAGTATCAAAACCTTCACTAATAGATAAATCTATTATGTATAATTTTAATGAAAAAGAATGTTTATGGTTTAATCAAGGAGTAGAAAATCATAATATTAAAAAAAATTTATTACAAGATATTTTAACATTAACAAGAATGAAATTAAAAGATTATCAAGAAAAATTAGATTTAGAATTAGATAAAGAAGAAGAGGAACAAGATAATGAAATGATTAAACAATATGAAAAACTAATAAAAACTAATAAACAATTAAGAGGTGATATTCAAGGACCTTTATTAATTGAAAAAATATTAAAAATGATTGAAATAGAATTAATACCTAAATTTAATAAAAAAGTAGAATTTGATAAATTGAATTATCATTTAACTTTTCAAAATAAAATTAAATTAGATGTTAGAACTGGAGAAGTTAGTAATATTATGAGAGAAGATTATATTGAAACATTATTAGCTTATGATTATTATGAACCAGCAGAAGAAGATTATGAAGAATTTGTAAAAGCATTTGAAAGTTGTTTCATGGACGAAACATATACAGATTTAAAATTAGAAGCAGAACATAGAGCAGTATTAAATGATGTAATATATATATTTGCTACTGGATTAGTAGGTAAACAAATTCAAAGGTTTATTATTATGAATGGGGAAGGGGGCAACGGAAAAAGTTTATTTTGTGATATATATGAAAAAGTTATAGAGGCATTTATGTATAAAACACAAGGGACACAATTAGAAAAAGATATTAATGTTTCTAAACCAGCACCAGAGTGGGCGAACTTAAAAAATAAAAGAGTATTTTTAGCAGAAGAAATTGAAGAGGACGGATATTGTAGTATGAATTTAATAAAAACTCTAACTGGTAATTCAAGTATAAAAGCAAGATTTTTACAAAAAAATACAGAAACAATTAAATTATTAATAACAAGTATTTTAATTTGTAATCAAAAGCCTGAAATTAGAGGAGAAATAAATGATGCTATTAGTAGAAGAATGACTGATATATTTTGGAAGTTTCAATTTAAATGTCCTGGAACACAAAAAGCAAAAGAATATTTAGGTATATATGAAAATGGTGAATTTACTGGTAATTATAAATCTCAAAATGGTTTATATAAACTTGCTAATACTGAATATGAATGTGATGATTGGAAAGAAAAAATGACATTGCCTATGTTGAAATATATATTAGATTGGATTAAAACTTATCCAGATAAAATTAGTAAAAATGGTAATCTGTTTTTACAAGAGAATTATGAATTTAGTCAAACAACAGAAACAAGAACATTACAATATTTATCATCACAAAATCAGTTTGCTTCATTTATGGATGAAATATTAATTCAAACAAATAATCCATTAGATATTATACCTATTAGTGCTGGAGAACATAATATATTTAAAAAATATAAAGATAAAGAAATTGACGCTGGTATTATGGTTAGAGATTTAATGAAAATAGGTAAATTTAAAGCTCAATTAAAAAAACATGCGATTTATAAAAATGCAATTGTGAATTATAGCGGAAATAATAATACTCGGTTTGACGGTAATATACATTTTAATGCTGATTGTTATTTAAAAGGATTTTACTGGAGAGATAGTTATAGTGAAGCTTTATCAAATTACGAACAACAAAATAATTTAATTGTAAATGATAATATTGATATACAACAAAGTGAAGTTGTTGAAGTTCAAAGTAATGATAGTGGAACTGATGATTTATTTGATTAATTTATAAAAAATCCATTATATTTTATAAATGATCCTATTTTATATCCTATTTATAATTTTATAAAATTGATTTTTGTTAAATTATAATTAATAATAAAATGGCATTGAAATATAAAGAAATACAACAAAATAATAAAAAAAAAACTACATATATGTCTTTGAATATAGAACAAGAAAGAGATTGTTCTATTGAAGAAAAAATTGAAATGTATGAAATGATTTTACAAGCAGAAGAAGATGTATTATCTAATAAAAAACCAAGTGAATATATACAAAAACAAACATTTATGGGAACAGAAAAAACAATAGATTTTCTAAAAGGTAAATTAAGATTATTGAGAAAATTAAAAAAACGAAAAGATAAGAAAAAATAAAAAGTTAAATATAACTATATAATTTACAAAATATAATTTAAATAAAAAAAAATTTTTTTTTTTCTATAAAATTTTTATAACATTTTATAAAATTGATTTTTGTTATATTATAATTAATAATAAAATGCCTTATGCTGAACTGTTAAATGGTATTGACGAAATTGCTGAAAAAATATCTACAGCAGAATATCAAAAATTAATGAATTTATTACAACAATCTCAACAAGAAGAACCAGAACAAAATATATTTTATAAAATAGAATATGATTTAATTAATATAATACCTTATTCTTATTTTGACGATAGTGAAAGTGAATTAATAAATGAAATGAAAAATATTGGAGAAAGTGATAATACTGTTTATGTAAAAGTTCATAATTGTGAATGTTGTGAATGTAAAAGTGATAATACATTATTAGTTCATACATTAATTTATGAAGGAAAAATTCATCCTAATAATATACAAAGAGTTAAAAATATAATTAATGATAGAAGAATAATTATTATTGATAAAGGATATTATAATAAAATAGTAAATATGAAAAGTATTGAATTAGTTTAAAATTAATATATTATTAATATATATAGATAAAAATAATTTTTTAAAATCTATATCGTTTATGCTTAAACTTTAAAACCTACTATATATTAATGAGTAAGAAAAACAAAGTAAAGAAAGTTCTTGAATTGTTTTGTGGAACTCAATCAGTAGGTAAAGTATGTAGAGAACAAGGGTGGAATGTACTTTCATTAGATTATGAAAAAAAATTTAATCCGACATTTTGTATGGATATTATGAAATTTAATTATGAACAATTTGAACCAGGTGAATTTGATATAATATGGGCATCTCCTTGTTGTCGCCTATTTAGTATATTACAATACTCATGGATAGGAAGGAAATGGAAAGATAGGGATGAATTAATCGCTGCACGAAAAAATGATGAAAAGTATATACTTCGTGTTTTAGAAATTATTAATTATTTGAAACCAGAATGGTGGTTTATAGAAAACCCTAATAGCAGCGCTATGTGGGAAATAGAACAATTAAAAGATCTTGACTATGTTATATGTGACTATTGTCGTTTTGGATATGATTATCAAAAACCTACAAGATTTTTAACTAATAGAAAATTAGATAATAAAACTTGTAATTGTGAAAGTAAAAAACATAAAATTAATCTTGGTAATGGACCTTCAAAAACTTCATTAAAACAAAGATATAGCATACCTCCAGATTGTATAAAATATTTATTAAGTATAAAAAGTTAAAAAAATTTTAAATTATTTTAAATTCTGTGAATTATTTTTTTTTTTTTATTTTTTTTTATTTTTTTTTAATTTTTTTTTCAACAATTAACAATAAACTTTGATATTTCAATTAATCTATCAAACTTTTCTAATATACTATTTAACTTTAAATATTTACTCATAGTTAAAATAAAGAATACACATTTTCTTAATTCATTATTAAATTCTTTCAAATTAACAGAACGAGAGCCTACGTCATAGAATACAAAATTTTTAAATGCGATTGCTTTATAGACATTCATAAAATCATTTACACTTACAATATTTTTAATTTTTCTTGATAATGCTACAAAATGATATGAAGGACTTTTAATAATAGGACCTTTAGCATTACTATCTGTAAGCTTTACTATTTTACCTGCTGAATTGCCTTTGAAACAAACTGCGAAACTTGCTTTATCCATTGATTCTTTTTCTTTATTCATAAAAGCAAAACTTAATAATGGAATATCTAATTTATTATCTCCATAATTTTTTCTTGAAATTCGTTCTGTATCTTTTCTTATCCATATTTGAAATACAGCATTTACATTAAATTTTTTCTTATTACATACTTCATTTGTAAAAGCATTTTTCTCTAATATTTCTTCATAAACTAAATGAAAGTTTTTACTAAATGAAGTTTCTTGATTGAATGGCTTACAATATGAAATAGGCAATATTAAACTAATAGATTGTGTATTAGGATAATTACACATATTTTTAATAAATGCTCTACACAATTTAGAACTTCTACCAAAAGGAGGATTGCCTATGAAATGTATTTTTGTATCTTGAAATTGTCTTTGTAAATTTAAAGTTAGAAAATCTTGTTGAATAATATCTTCTCTGTCTGGTTTTAAATCATAACCGATAATATTATTCTCAATAACCATATCTTCATATAGAGATTTATAACTATCAATCCATATTCCATTACCAGCGGAGGGTTCTACAAACCATTCGTCGTTGTTGAAATTAATATGATTATCCACTTGTTCCATAAGCCTTTCTGCTACTTCTGCTTTTGTATAAAATTTATCCAGAAGATTATTCTTTTTCATAGTAGAAGATTGACCTGACATTGCTGTTAAATATATGTAAGGCAAATCAATTTTAAAAAATGTAAATAGGACTTTAAATAGGACTTTATATAAATTATAATGGACTTTTTATAAATTACCAACCAATATCTTTTATCATACACAACATGATATTATGAAACAGAGGATAGTCGTCGCACATATAAGCAAAAGTATTATGTTCTTCAATACTTTCACATAATCTCCATTCTGTTTCCCAAGTCCAAACTGTATCTGGTTTCAAATCAACAGGGACTTTTTCTGTAAATATATCTTCTAAACTATCATTAATAATTTCTTGTAATTCATTTATTAGATTTTTTTTATTTATTTCAATATTCTTATTTTTGTTTATAATAATTTGTTTTTTAATCTCTTCACCAAGACCTGGAGTTTTCATAAGTTGAATAAACAAATCCATACTTTTTGTGAGTTAATAATACTTTAACAAAAAACAATTTTAAAAAATGTAAATAGGACTTTAAATAGGACTTTTTATAAAGTATAATGGACTTTTTATTTTTTATAATAAATCGTCATAATATTCGTAATTAAATATTTTCATTAATATTATATCATAAAATCTTGGTGTAGAATTACCCCATAAATCGTCATTTGTTTGCATCATTAAATTAAAATCTTCAATACTTTCATAATATTGATATATATCTTCTTTTGCTATACTAATATATTGTTGTAATTCCCATATCATATTAGTTCTATTTTGTATAATATTCTTATTTTTTTGATAAATAATTTCTTGTTGTATTTCTTCACTAACACCTGGTGTTTTCATAAGTTGAATAAACAAATCCATACTTTTTGTGAGTTAATAATACTTTAACAAAAATCAATTTTAAAAAATGTAAATAGGACTTTAAATAGGACTTTATATGAATTATAATGGATTTTTTATAAATTACCAAAATTTACCTGTTATATTATGTAATATTATATGATGGAATTTTTCACAAGGATTTGAAGAATATTCTTTTTCACACCAAATAGCATTTTCATTAAATTCTTCAATACTTTCACATATTTTATCATTTAAATCCTCGTCTGTAAAATCAATAACTTCTTCTTGATATATATCTTCTAATGAACTATCAATAATTTCTTGTAATTCATTTATTAGATTTTTTTTATTTATTTCAATATTCTTATTTTTGTTTATAATAATTTGTTCTTTAATCTCTTCACCGAGACCTTGAGTTTTCATAAGTTGAATAAACAAATCCATACTTTTTGTGAGTTAAAAATACTTTAACAAAAAACAATTTTAAGTTTTTGATAGTGTTTAAATTTATAGCAAAAAAATTTAAATTAATGTAAATTGAGTGAATAATATAAATTTATTTTTTTTTATCTCTTCGTTCTTTCAATTTTTTTAATAATCTCAATCTTGATTTATCATATTTACCAGCATTTTCAAAACAGTTATAGTCAATTGTATCTGTAAATAAGGTTTTACTATTATCAATATAAAATTCACCATAGTCAACTATTGCTTTACACTCATTAATTTTATCTTCTAATGTATTACCTTCTAATGTATTACCAGAATTTGTAGAACTTGTATCTTGTGAAATATAAAGTTTAGTTAGTTCTAACATTTTATTATCTTCATTTTCAGATTTCGCAGAATAATGTTTCGGCATTTTTTTACTTAAATATATTTTAACAAAAATCAATTTTAAAAAATGTAAATAGGACTTTAAATAGGACTTTTTATAAATTATAATGGACTTTTTATAAATTATGTAAAGTATATTTATCAATTAAATTTTTAAATTTTAATAATATTTTTTCTTTATGTTTTCTATTTTGTCTTTCTTGTAATAATATATTATGTAATAGTTTTACTTGTATAGGTGTTTCTAAAGCCATAATTTTTGTGAGTTAAAATATATATAATACTTTTCAATTTTAAAAAATGTTATAAAATTTAATAGAAAAAAAAAAAAAAATTTATAATAAAAATATTT